TGCAGGCGCACATGGTGCAGGCCCCCGACGGGAGTGCCTACGTCCCCATGTCACGCTACGATGCTGTGCGAAAGTACGTCGTTGATGACTTGGCAATCTGGGCGAAGATGATGCACCAGTACCGCAGTGAGTCGGCTACCGATCCCGTCAGGGACCAGGCGCTGGCCGAGCGGGACCGGGCGCGAGTCGAAGCACAGAAGGCCAAGCGACAGATCGGTCAGGCGCTCAAGCCCGTCTCGAACGCCGCCGCCCCGGCTCGCAGCACGCCGAAGGCCAAGCCGATCACAACGGTTGACGAGGCAATGGAAAGTGCCATTGCCAGCGTCCTTTCCACGATTCGCTAGCGTCCCATAGGAGGGACTCCCATGCCTTCACCGACAGTCATCACCGATACGGAACTGACGGGGCTGCTCAAGAACGTCTACAGCCAGTTCCGCGAGAAGGTCCAGAACCAGGTCACCCCGCTCCTCGCTCAGCTGGAGAAGGCCAAGGCGGGCGGCATCCGCAACATGCGCTGGGGTGGCAACAACGTGTTCTTCGACGTGGTCACCGGCCGTTCGTCTGGCGCCACGTTCTCCAGCGCCGGGTACTTCCCGAACGACACCACGGCGCAGGAAGTGCAGGCGAACGTGGGCGTCGTCCGCGCCTACACCACGCGCCAGGTGGACGGCCTCGCCTTCGTCGGGACGCAGTCGAAGGAGGCCGCGTTCACCACGATCCTCCGCAAGACGATGGAGGAGATCAAGGACGCCTCCAAGCTGCTCATGCAGCAGGCGCTCCACAACAAGCCGGACGGCATCGTCGCGCTGGTGTCCAGCTACACCGCTGGCCCGCCGACCACCGTCGTGGTCAACAGCCCCTATGGGCTGGCCAACGCCGGGCAGGGCTCGCTGCTCATCTCGGTGGGCGACACCATCGCCATCCTGAACCCCACGGGCCCGGCAGTGCGCGGGCGGGCGCAGGTGACTGCGATCAGCGTCTCGGGTGACAACTCCACCCTGACCCTGTCGGGCACCATCTCCGGCACCACCGGGTCGGACTGGGTCGTCAAGGCGACGGCGAACGACACGTCGTACAACAGCGCCATGAACGGGCTGGTGAACATCACCAACCGGGGCGGCTCCTACGGGACGCTGCACGGCGTGGCGGCCTCGTCCTACCCGATCTGGAACACGGTGCGCCTGACCGCCGGGACCGACACCCCGGACGCGAACCAGCCGACCGAGTCGGACATCTGGGACCTCATCCAGCGGATCAACGGGCTGTCCGGCAAGGACGCCATGACCCGTCCGCAGGAGTTCCTGATGATGACGACCCCGGGCGTGGCCAAGCGCCTCATGGAGTCGATGGTGGCGCAGCGCCGGTTCACGCAGAACGAGTTCGCCACCACCATCAAGGGTGGCTACAAGGCGATCAACGTCTGCGGTGTCAACATGGTGCAGGACTACTACGTCCCCGCCGGCACCATCTACCTCCTGCACATCCCCTCGCTCGCGTGGGTGGATGCGAAGGACTGGGGCTTCGTGGAGTTCGAGGGCGCCGGGCCGTGGCGCTGGCTGCAGGGCCGCGATGCGTTCGAGACGACCTATGGCTGGTACGGAAACTTGGCTTGCCTCGCCAGAAATAGCCACGGGATCATCACCGGCTATACGGATACGGTGCGCTACTCGCACGTCATCTAAGTTGTTGTAAAATAACAGCTTAGCTCCGCACTCCTTCAGTCGGGTAGCCGTACAACTCGTCGAGAGTTTACATTACGGCTCCACCTGACTGGAGGATGCGATGAGGTGCAAGAAGTGTGGCGAGGAGAAGGGCGCAGAGGCGTTTGCGAAGCGGAGTCGGTTGCGGTGCAAGGCGTGCATCTACGCCGAGTCTCGGAAGCGATACGCGGAGCGGTACGCAGCGGGTCGGCGGGAGGCGTCGAAGCGTCGGCACGGTGAGCGGTTGGCTGGGCGCGCGCTGGTGCTGGAGCCAACGGATGCGGCGTACATCGCCGGTATCATTGATGGTGAGGGATGGATCGGCATTCACCATGTTGGCTCTGGCGGTGGCAGCAGTCGCAGGCCTGGGCAGTATCGGATGTGCGTCGAGGTTGGTAACACCAACGAGGCAATCATCCAGTTCCTGCATCGTCGCCTTGGAGGATCGACTTCATTTAGGTCTGCCAAGGGCGCGGCGAAGGCGCACTGGAAGTGGGCTTCTTCGTCCTACGTCGCGATGTTCGTCCTTGACGCTGTTCTGCCATACCTCATCATCAAGAAGCGCCAAGCTGTGCTGTGCAGGAGGTTCCAGCGGTACACGCAGTCGCCGTCTCGCATCGTCACAGAGAAAGCTCTCCGGGTCCACAAGCGCATCCATGACGCTGTCCGTGGGCTCAACAAACGCGGCAACTAACAGGAGTCACCCATGAGCGTTGGCAACGCTTTCATGCCTCGGCCCGGTCGGTTCGGGACACAGCCGGTGCCGCTGACCAGCGGGCGCGTCAACACCGGCACGCTGGCCGCTGGCACGCAGAACCACAACATCGGGGCGATGGCGGCAACGTGCGTCGTCTCGCGCTTCACCATCGCGGCCGAGGTGTACCCCACGGCGGCCACCAGCTGCACGCTGCAGCTCATCAAGATGACCGGCGGCACGGCGCTGGCGCTGACGGCGGCGGTGGACATCAACGCCAAGACGGCCAACGTGCCGATCACGGTGAGCGTCACCGGCACGCTGACCGAGGCCGAGCGCACGCTGCGCCCCGGCGACAGTCTGCGGCTGGCGCTGGTGACGGTCGGGTCGGTGACGGTGCAGCCCGACGACCTGGTCGGTGTGGCCGAACTGCTGGTGCAGGACTAAGCCGTGTCCGTGCTGGTGAATGCGCTGGGTCGTCCCGAGCCGTCGCCGGAGGTCCAGCGGCGGCTTCGGGCGGTCCACCCGAACCTGTTCCTGCGCTTCATCGACCACCTCGGGACGCACTGGGCGATCTGCTGGCAGTGGCCGGAGAACGACCGGCGCTGGGAGACGGTGCAGAGTGGGGAGGTCGATCCCGCGCGCGCGCACGACATCGTCGGCTACCTGCCGATGGACTGCTCGCTGGACGACGCCCCGGCGCACCTGCACCGCGTGATGCGGACGTTCCCGAAGGAGGAAGTCTCGCAGCTGGCGGATCGCATCCTCCGGTTCAACGAGACGGAGGCGCTGAACGAGCAGGTGAACGAGGTGCTGAAGGAACTGACGGACAGTCCGGACCCTACGGGGCTGACCAAGACGCGGCGGGGCAAGAAGGTCCAGGTCACCCCGGCGCTGTAGTCCCACTTTTCCTGAGAGGCGTTCGTGCCGGCCATCACCCGTGCCCAGTTGGTGAGCGACACGCGGGAGTACATGGACGCAGTCGGTTCGGATCGCTGGTCCGACTCGTTTATCAAGACCGTGCTGGACGCGGTCTATGACGCTGAGTGGTCGAACATCCTGAACGCCGCGCCGTACTATCGGTTTGCGATGCGGCAGGTGGCCACCGACGTGAACGGGCAGGTGGCGCTGACGGCCCTCAACAGCGGCAGCGGCAACGCCCAGGAGAACTTCTACCGCGTGATGTCGGTGTCGGACGGCAACGTCCTGTACTCCGAGACGCGGTTCCAGGACGTGCCGCTGGCCACCACGACGAACTACCTGCCGAACTACGCCCGGATGTACTACATGACCGGGTCGTACCTGCAGGCGTTGCCGGTGGCCACGGGCGTCGGGCTGTACGTCGGCGTCAACTACAAGCCCACGGCGCTGCTGGACCTGTCGGCCGACACCATCACCATCGACTGGCCGCCCAGCAGCCACCTGGTGCTGGTGTACCAGGGCGCCTACCAGCTGCTGCAGAAGGGTGGCACGGAGGCGTCAGCGGCGGCCAACCTGCGCCGGATCGCGGACGAGGAGCGGCAGACGCTGCTGGACGACCTGCGCCGGCAGACGATCAACCCGACGCGCATGGCGTACCCGGACGTCCGGTTCGACTGGGCTGGCGGCTGATGACCAGCCCGTTCCGTCCCGCCGCGCCGCCCCGTGAGCGCCTGCTGGATGAGCAGCCGTCCATGCAGGGCGGGCTCAACACGGTGTCCGACGAGGCCTCGCTGCTCCCCACGCAGCTGCGCCGGGCGACGAACGCGCGCCTGACGGACTTCGGCGCCGTGACCAAGCGCGGGGGCACGCGGCGCACGTCGTCGTCGGCGCTGGGCGGTGACATCCTGAACGGCTACACCTGGCGCAAGGACGGCGGGACGCAGCAGATCATGGTCGTGGCCGACAACGGCACGCTGTACACGGCGACCTACGGCAGCTTCCCGTGGACCTACACGGCGCAGACCGGCGCGCTCTCGACCACCATCGCGCCAGCGTTTGCCCAGTTCCGGGACGCGAGCAACGACGTGGTCTACATCGCGGACGGGTCCACGCTCAACAAGTGGAACGGCACGGCGCTGACCACGACGGGCATCGGCGGCGCGTTCAGCGTCTCGACCCTGTGCGTCCACAACCAGCGGCTGTGGGGCGCAGGCGACCCCAACGCGCCGGACTCCATCTTCTACTCCGGGCTCAACAACGGTGACTCGTTCAGCGACGCCAGCTACAGTGGGAGTGGCGGGCCGGGCGGGCAGATCATCGTGCGAACGTTTGCGGACGAGACGGTGTTGGGAGTGGCCAGCGTCAACACCTCGCTGCTGATCTTCCACCGCCGAGGCATTTCGCGCCTGACGGGGTTCGGGCAGGACGACATCACCGTGGCGCCCCAGGGCGTGACGGCCGACGTGGGCACCATCGCACCCAAGAGCATTGTGTCGGTCGGCAACATCGCGTACTTCATCTCGGAGCGCGGCCTATACCGCTGCAACGAGGCGGAGGTGGCACCCGTGGCCACGGTGGAGACGCCGGACCCGATCCTGCCGCTGATCCGCACGCTGTCCTCGGCGCAGTTCGGCGGCATCCGGGCGGAGTTCAACCGGGGGACGCGGGAGCTGTGGATCAGCCTGCCGACCATCGGCGTGTTCCAGTACCACACGCTGCTGGGCGCCTGGAGCGGGCCGTGGGACACGGGCTACATCAGCCCGGCGACGACCACGCTGTTCGAGACGCTGGACAGCAACGGGCTGCCGGTGGTGCTGCGCGGGGACGTGGACGGGTGGGTGTCGCTGTGCGATGCGCCCGGGTACAACAAAGACAACGCGGCCGCTGACGGCACGGGCGGCACGACGGTCAGCATGAGCGTACAGCTGCACCGGATGTACTGCGGGGACGACAGCGTGGCGAAGGCGCTGCGCTTCGGCTACGTCACCGCTTCGCTCAACGGCACCAAGTCCTGCGATGTCACCTATCGGTCGGACGACACCTCGGGCGGCTTCACGCTGCCAGTGTCGTTTGCGAGCGTGTGGGGCAGCGGGACGTGGACGGGGGCGAGTCAGTGGGGCGGTGCAGGCGGCAAGAACTACCGGGTGCAGATGGGCGGCACGGGGTACTACATCGACATCACGATCATTGACTCCGGCACGGCGCTGCCGGTGTTCAGCCGGTTCAAGCTGGAAACCTTTGCGTTGGGGAGGCGCTAATGCCGGAAACCGTAGGGCAGCATGGGGTGGCAGCGTTCACCAACCCTAGCAACGGCGACCCGCTGGACGCGACGGTGGTGAAGGGGAACGACAACACCCTGCGCGTGGCGTATGTCAACCATGACGACGACCCGGGTATCCACGTGCAGTCGTCGCTGCTGGCCTCGCGCCCGGCAGCCGGCACGGCGGGGCGCAAGTGGCTGACGACGGACACGGGTGCGGTGCGCCTGTGGTACGACACCGGATCGGTGTGGGAGGAGATCGCCTATCTCACGTCGGCGTCGCTGAACAACCTGAATGCCAGCAACCTGACCAGCGGCACGGTGCCGGATGCGCGGTTCCCGGCGGTGCTGCCAGCAGTAAGCGGGGCGAACCTGACGAACCTGCCGGCGGCTGCAGCTGGGACGCTGACGGGCAACACGCTGGCGTCTGGCGTCACCGCGTCCAGCCTGACGAGTGTTGGGACGCTGTCGAGTCTGACGATGGGCGGACAGGTGGCGATGGCCGACAACATCCTGCTGCGCCCGGTCATCAAGGACTACGGCGAGACGCGCACCACGCCGTCGATCAGCGCCGGCACCCTGACGCTCAACCTGGAGAACGGTAACGTCTTTGGCGTGTCGCTCAACGCCAACATCACGACGCTGACGATCCAGAACCCCAGCGCGTCGGGGACGGCGTGCAGCTTCACGCTGGCCTTCACGGCCGATGGCACGCCGCGCACCGTGACGTGGGGCGCCAGCGTGAAGTGGGCCGGTGGCAACGCGCCGACGCTGACCAGCACCAACGGCAAGGTGGACATCTTCACGTTTGCGACGTGGGACGCGGGCACGACGTGGTACGCCTTCGTCTCTGGGCAGAACTTCTGATGCTGGCCACGCGCATGATGATGTCGGGGGGCAACCTCCTGTACGAGTACGGGGTGGCCGGCACCTACAACTTGGTGCTGCCGTCCAACGCCGTGCGCGTGCGCGTGACGATGGTGGGCGCTGGGGGCGGTGGCGCTGGCAACGTGGCACTTAACGCATACGGCGGTGGCGGCGGCAGCGGGCTTGGCTTGCGCGCCACCCGTGTGGTGTCCGGCGGCGACTCGCTCAGTATCACCGTGGGTGCTGGCGGCATTCTGAACGGAGCCAACGGTGACCCGGGCGGGCTGTCGTCGGTGACGCATGTGGCCAGCGGCAATGTCGCGTCAGCCAACGGCGGCAGTGGCGGTGGCGCCGCAGCTTCAGGCACGGCATCTGGCGGCGCTGGCGGCAGCAGCTATACGCTGGGCGGATCGTGGGTGTTGGTGACCAGCCAGACCGGCAACAGCGGATCGTCTACGTCCGGTCCAGACGGCGGCAGCGGCGCCAGCCTGACGACGTTCTTCACCATCGCCGGGACGGGTGGTGCAGGCGGCATCTTCTCTACCTCCACGCCGTCTGGGAACGGCACGGGGTACGGCGCTGGTGGTGGCGGCGGCTATCAGGCGCAGTCCATCTCGCTGGGTCGCACAGGCGCTCCCGGCTTTGTGCGCGTGGAGATCAACTACTGATGGCACTCGTCGGCGCCCACCAGACGCTCACGTTCTCCAGTCCGGTGCTGTCCAGCGCCGGGGTGAATGCGAACGTCGTGCGCGGGAACGACAACGTGCTGCGAGCAGCGCTGAACGCGCATGACGACGACGCCAGCATCCACGTCCAGTCGGGCACGTTCGCCAGCCGGCCGACGACTATCGCGGACGGCGCGACGTACTTCTGCACCGACACGCGGGACACCTACAGCCGCGTGGCGGGGGCGTGGGTGCAGTCCGGGTGGGCGCACTGGTACGGCGGGTTCTCGGACTATACTGACCAGACGCAGACGGCGATCAACACGGCGAAGGTCATCACGTTCAACACCACGGATGTGTCGCGTGGCGTCACGCTGGTCAGCAGTTCGCGCCTGACCGTGGCGTATGCCGGCGACTACAACCTGATGTGGAGCGGGCAGTTCGTGAACACCGACTCGCAGATCCAGGATGTGGACGTGTGGGTGCGGAAGAACGGTACGGACGTGGCGGGCTCCACCGGGCGCGTCTCGGTGCCCAACAAGCACGGGTCCATCGACGGCCACCTGCTGCCGGCGTGGAACTACTTCTTCACGCTGGCGGCCAACGACTACTTGGAACTGTACTGGGCGGTCACCAATGTCGCCCTGTCGCTCCAGACCAACGCGGCCAGCGCGTGGGCGCCTTCGACGGCGTCGGTCATTGCCACCTTGAACCGGATCTGACGATGCCGAAGAAGATGGTGTTCTGGAAGAAGGAGAACCCGGTGGCGCCGAAGGACCGCACGACGCTGACGCCGGACCAGAAGGCGGCGGCCAAGGCGCGGGCGAAGGCGTCAGGGCGTCCGTACCCGAACCTCGTCGATAACGCCGCAGTGGCCCGCAAGGCCAAGGAGCGATAAGTGCCGATCACCAGCAAGGCGCAAAGCCGCTTGATGTACGCGGCAGCAAGCGGGAAGGTGAAGGACGGCCCCAGCAAGAAGGTGGCCAAGGAGTTCATCGAAGCCACGCCGAAGAAGGCGTATGCGGAGATGCCGGAGAAGGCGAAGGGCAAGAAGAAGGTCGTCCTCAAGCGCAAGGGAGGGTACTAGCATGGCACGGAAGCGTGGTGGGCTGGCGGGGCTGTACGACCGCAACAAGGGGCTGATCCGCACCGCCTCGACGATTGGCGCCTCGCTGCTGGGTGGGCCCGGCGCAGGAGCGGCGGTCAACGCGGCGTTCAGGGGCTTCGACCGTCCGGGGCAGCGCGGGATCGGGTTCGATCTGGGGCAGGGGGCGCAGGGGGCGGTTGAGGGTTACGGCATCGGCTCCATGACCAAGAGCGCGCAGTCCGGTCTTGGCAGGCTGTTCGGGGCCAGGGGTGCAGCGGCTGGCGGTGGCTTGCCGGCCGAACTTCCCGGCATGGACATGACGCCTCGCCTGACGCCGGGCATGACGCGGTCGTCGGTCGGCGGCATGGATCTGACGGGTGGCCCCAGCATGGCAGCCAAGCCTGTTGGGTCGATGGCCGCGCAGGCAGCGCCTACTGCTCGCGGTCGTGTGGCGTCTGCCGCCAGCGCCGTGGGGTCTGGGCTCAAGAAGGCGGCCAAGGCGGCGCCGGAGTATCAGAAGACGGCCGAGATGATCCTGGGCGCGCTCCCCTCGCCGGAGACGGCGATTAAGGAGCGGGAGGCAACTGTGCTGGAGGCGCGTCAGGCGCTGGAGCAGCAGCAGTTCGACGAGTTGATGCGGCGGCAGCGGATGCAGGAGGAGCGGGAGGCGCTGATCGCCCAGCTGTTCTCGCCTCTCCTCCAGAGCCGCTTGTCGGAGCGCAACGCCTCCATGCCGCCGACCTCGCTGGGCGGCTATCTTCGCATGAACGATTTCCCTGAGGATACGATGCCCGTAACCTCACCCCGCGCGCCTGCGCCGATGCGCTCCAGCGTGTCGCCTGTCCGTGGGGGTGTCGCGCCGGTACGGTCTGGCGTGTCGCCTGTCTCTCGCCTCCGTTAACCGGAGAGTCTCATGGCCACCTACAACACGGCGTTCGGCGCGCTGCCTAGCACCAAGACGCTGACCGGGCGCACCAACACCACCGGGCGTGCGCCTGCGGAGGAGCGCCAGCCGCGCAACTTCATGCAGCAGTACGCGGCCCAGCGGCAGGGTGGCCAGCGGCCCCAGCCGCAGGACCAGACGTTCGCGGACCTCCAGCGGCAGGGCCGGGCCCGTCCGGCGCCGACGATGACGCCGTCGATGGCGCCCGGCGCCCAGCCGTCCCCGTTCTTGTCGCAGGTGCAGGGCGTTGTCACGCGCCAGCCCACTCGCCCCGCGCCGGTGCAGGCCGCTGCTCCTGCGGCTGCCCCTGCGGCGGCTCCTGCCGCTGCACCGGCTGCTGCCCCTGCTCCCGCTCCTGCTCCTGCTCCGGCTCCTGCGCCGGCTCCGGCTGCAGCCGCGCCGTCTGGGCTGGCCGCGCAGGTGGCGGGCGTGGTCGGCGTGCAGGCGCCTGGAGCGGCGGGCGTCGCCTACACGGACCAGAACCTGCCGCCCGCCAACGCGCCGGAAGGCTCGACGTACCGGGACGCCACCGGGCGCACCTTCACGCGCCGGATGGGGATGTGGAGCGCGGAGGGTGGGACGAGCCGTGGCGGGGCGGACTTCCGCGAGGGGTACGAGAGCCTCCTGCCGACGTGGATGGCGCGCTCTGGCCAGCAGGGCGGGCTCGGCATCACGGGCGTCGATCAGTTCATGCGGACGTATGGGCGCCCCGAGACGCCGGAGCAGATGGAGCAGCTGGCGGCCAACGCGGGGATGTCCGCGACGCAGCTGCAGGCGTTCATCGCCACGCGCAGCATCCCGACCGCCTCGCAGATCCGCGAGCAGCGGGAGGAGGGCGACTATCAGCGGAGTGCGGGGCTGCTGGACTCGGCTACCGGCTACCTGCGCGAGCGGAAGCCGGACTGGGCGGTGTTCGTGCCGGCGAGTCAGGGTGGCCCCCGCTACCGGGCCATGACGTTCGACGAGCGGCGCGACTACATCGCCCGCACCAACCCGAACGCGCTGGCGTATGTGCAGCGGCCTGAACAGTACCAGCAGTTCCTGCAGCAGCAGCCGGACTTCGCCGGGGCGCTGTCGGGTCGTCCTCCTGCGGCTGCCACGGCGCCTGCGGGTGGAGATGGTGCGGCTGGCGACACGGCTCCGCTGGACGAGGGCGGCGAGACGTTTACTGGCACCACCACGCAGACGCCGGTCAGCACGACGGGGCAGCCGGTGGGCACGGGCGTGATGGCTGGGCCGGGGCCGATCACCTCGACGGCCACGAACATTCCGGGCGACGACTCGCTGGGCTTCTTCCCTGGCGGCTCTGGCGTCATCCCTCCGACCGGCGTGCAGCCTGGCACGGGGACCGGCACCGCCACCGGCCGCCGTCCCCCGCGCACGCCGACCGGTGCGCCGGAGATGCCGGAGTACGACACCACGCGCAGTGACGCGATGATGGCGCGGCTCAACGCGCTATTCGATCGGCTGTCTGGTGGTGCTACGGACGAGGAGCGGAAGGCGCTGGAGGCGGAGCGCGCGGCCCGCACAGCGGACCTGACGGCGCAGTTTGGTGGGCAGAAAACGGCGCTGGAGGAGGAGTTGGCGCGCCGGGGGCTCTACGCCAGCAGCATCGGCGGCGGGCGCTTGGGCGACCTGGGCGGCCAGCAGGCGCGCGCGCTGGCAGGGATGGAGGCGGAGATCCTGAACAAGCAGGCGGAGTTGGCGGCGGATCGCCAGCGCCAGCTGATGACCGGACTGACCAGCGTGTTCGGGACGCAGGCCGAGGTGGAGTACCGGGCGCAGCAGCTGCAGCAGGATGCCCGTCTGCGTGGCCGGGAGATGGACATCAACGAGGCCCGGTACATCGCGCAGGAGGAGATCGACAAGGACGAACTGGCGCTGCGGGAGCGGCTGGGCAACCAGACGTTCGGGCTGGGTCGCGACCAGTTCATCGTGGATCTCATCAAGGCCGTCGGCTCCGGCAACGTGGACCCCGAGACGCTCAAGAAGCTGCTGGAAGGCTTCGGGCTCAAGTACACGCCGGGGGCAGCGGATGGCGTCACGCCGCCCCCTGGCTCAGACGACGATCCGATGCGTGGCGGCGGCAACCCCAGCGATCCCAGCAGCTGGCCGGCAGGGTCACGGGACGGCGTGGAGCGTTCGACGCCGGACGGGACGGTCTACGTCTATCGCGCTGCGCTGCGGCGGTGGGTGCCGAAGCCCCCGCCGGGCGACAACGGCACCGACAACACGAAGGCCTAACCGGAGGCGATCATGGCACGCGGATTCGGCATGACGGCGCTCCGAGCGGCGCTGGGCGGGGTGGCGGGGTACGGGCAGGACGTGGCGGCCCGGCGGGAGCGGGAGAAGCTGGACGCCGAGATGGCGCGCCAGCAGGAGCGGCAGGCGGCGATGGACCAGGTGATGCTGCAGGACAAGGGCTACCTGTCGATGGGCCAGCAGGAGCGGGCGAAGCAGACGGGTGGCGCGGCGGTGCTGCGGGCGGCGCTCATGGGGGCGCGCGACCAAGGCGCCATCGACCAAGGGCTGTCGGCCGCCGCGCCGCAGCAGACGCTGACGCTGGGCGGCCAGCAGTTCACGCGGGAGTCGCCCGTCGCGGCGGCGGCCCGTGCGGCGTCGCGGTCGGTGTACGAGAAGCAGCAGGAGGACAAGCGCACGAAGGCGGAGAAGCAGTCTGCCATCGACGAGCAGGTCAAGGCGCTGATGGCTACCGGAGACTACACCGAGGCGCAGGCGCGGGCGGCCGTCGTTGGCGGCGTCGGCGCCTATACCCCGTTGACCAAGGCGCAGCGTGCGGACATCGCGTTGCGTGGGCGCCAAATCTCGCTGGCCGAACGGCAAGCGGCGATGGCCGGTCAGCCGAGTGCTGGCGGCGACAACATCGAAAAGATCAAGCGCCTGCCTGTCCGCGCCCAGACCAAGCTGGAAGGCATTGACGCTGGCTTGATGATGGCAGACAACCTGCGGCAGATGCTGGAAAGCAATCCGAAAGCGGTTGGGCTCAAGGGCGTTTTCTCGAACCTCATCCTGAGCCGGGCAGATCCGCAGGGCGTTGCGGTGCGGTCGGCAATCGAAAACTTGTCAGGAGAAATCCGCAACCAGCGATTCGGTGGGGCACTGACCAAGAACGAAGCGGAGTTCTCTTTGCAGAACCTGCCGGATCGCCGGGACACCGCAGCGTCTGCGATGGCCAAGCTCAACGAACTAGTCAAGTTTCTGGAGATCAAGCGCAAGGCGCAGTACAACACCTACGGGCTGGACTACACCCCGACCGAGCGTGAGGGGGCGAAGGCGCCATCCCGTCCACCGCTATCATCGTTCGAGTAAACAACCATGCAACCGTCCAAGCCATTTAATAGGGATGGAGCCAAGGCGGCGGGATACTCTGACGAGGAGATCGACGCCTACCTCGCAAAGCGAGAGGCGGCGTCGCAGTCTAAGGCCATCGCACAGCCTGCCGCACAGCCTGCCGCACAGCGCCCCAAGCCGGCACAGTTCGGCAAGGGGCTTGCGCGTTCTGCGGCGCAGGGCGTGACGTTTGGCTTTGGCGAGGAGATAGAGGCCAAGCTGCCGTTCATGCGGGAGTCCGGCGAGTCGGAGGAGCAGGCGCTCAAGCGCATTCGTGGAGAGATGGAGCAGTACCGGGAGGCATACCCGAAAACGGCCATCGCGTCTGAGATCGGCGGCGGCCTGCTGACCGGCGGTGTTGGCGGCGTGCGAGCGGCTGGAGCAACGGCGGCGCGGGCCGGATTGCGCCAGGCGCTCAAGCGTGGTGTTGGGGCAGCAGCGCGCTCTGCCACCGTGTCTGGCGCCTTGTCCGGCGCTGGTGCGGCCGAGGGCGATGCCATGACGCGCCTTGGTGGTGCGGTCGTCGGTGGCGCGCTGGGCGGCGTGACGGGCGGTGTGTTGGGCAAGGCTGGGCAGGCGGCTGCGACGCGGCTGGCCCGTGGCGGGCGTGCTGCTGATGCCGGCGTGACGATGCTGGAGCAGCAGCTGCGCGAG